GCCCCACACCCCAGCCCCGTAGAGGAGGGCGGTGGTGGCGGAATCGTCCGCGGCGAACCGTCGGCGGAGGCCGGGCAGCAACGGCCTGACGGCCTCCACACCATCCCAGATGACTTCCATCTGAACGACACGATGCGCCGCTGGGTCGCCGCCACTTTCCCCGGGCTCGACCCCGACTTCGAGACCGAGCAGTTCATCTCCCACTTCCGCGCCGAAGGGCGCCGCAAGCGCAACTGGCACGACGCCTGGCAGAAGTGGATCCGCGACTCCGCGCAGTACGCCTCCAAGCGCCAGCGCTCCACGGGCAACGTCTTGCAGTTGCCGACCGGCCAAACCCTGTCCGGCACGGATGCCCGTGTCGCCGGCTGGCTGTCGCTGCCTTCCGACTCCGAACAGGAGATCTCGTGACTCCCGACGAAGCCCAGAAGCTTCTCGCCGCGTGCGCTGCTTTCGACAACCGGCAGCCCAGCCAGGTCGCCAAGCGGGCTTGGGCGATGGCTCTGCGGGACATTCCGCTCGACGACGACGCGTTCGCCGCGGTGGCTCGCTACTACGGCACTCCGCCGAAGGACCCGGGCCAGCGGCTGTGGATCCAGCCGCACGACGTCCGGTCGATACGGCGGACGATCCGCTCCGAGCGGCTGGAGCATTTCCAGTACCAGCCCTTGCCGGACGAGACGCCTCGCGAGTTCCTGGCGCGGCTGCGTGGCCAGCAGAACGCCATCGCATCCGGCCGCGTCGCTGCCCCGACGAGCAGCGCGGCGCTTACCGGTGGTCCGCACCGCGACGTCCTGAAGGAGCTGGAGGGCGTGGGGCGTTCGGTGCCGGACTCTGATGAGGAGGCGCTCGCCGACACGGTGCGTCGCGCTGGACCACTGGGCATCGAGTGCCCGCAGTGCAAGGCGGCGATTGGCCGGCCGTGCAAGACACCGGGCGGTAGCCGGAAGCAGCCGATGGGCAAGCCGCGGGCCACCCCGCACTCTGCCCGCCTCGCCGCCGCGTCCGGGCGGCCGACTACGGACCCCGCGCAGCGGGCTCGTGAGGAGGAGCGGCGCCGTGAGGCGTCCCGGCTGGCGCTGGCCCGTATGCAGGCCGACGAGGACATCCCGGACGCCGAGGTCGTCGAGCACGACGACGCGGCCTCCTGAGCGACAGCACACCACCGCCCTGCCAAAGCGATCACCCAAGGAGTTTCTGATGAGCCTTGTTTTCGGTGTCCCGATGCCTGCGGAGCTTCGTGCTGGCCGCAGGTCGCAGCATCCGGCGCGCGCGGTGCCGTGCCCGCACTGCGGCGCGCAGCCCGAGCGGCCGTGCACCAGCCCAAGCAAGCGCCGGATCATGTCGGACCCGCACCCGCAGCGAGTCTCCAACTGGGCGCAGGCGAAGGCGTGCTGCCCGGAGTGCCAGGTCGAGCCCGGCGTCAGCTGCCACAAGGACGGTCGGCCGCTGCGCAACGGTGACACCCACGCCCGCCGTAACCGCGAGGCCATGGAGGTGGCGGCATGAACGTCCGCCCCGACATCGCCGCGCTGATCTACGACGGCCACACCGACACGCACATCGCCAGGCGTCTCGGCTGCCACCGGTCCACGGTCCACCGCGCCCGGCAAGTTCTCGAGCGGAAGCTCCAGGACCCGCTGCAGCGCCTGTACACCGAGGGACTGCCGACGGGCCGGGTGCGGGACTACGACCGTCGCCGCCAGCCGACCAGTGCAGCCCAGGCCGCCGCCAACCGGCGAGCCCTTGAGGAAGCGCTCCGTCCCGCGCCGAAGGCCACGGTCCGCGACCTGACCGCCTACTCCGAACTGCACGCCCGCCGCGCCCACAACCGCACCAGGAAGGAAGTCGCATGAAAGTCAGCGCCGAGATCATCGACGCTCTGCAGCAAGCTGACATTGACGGCCGGCGTCTGGTCCTGACCGGGCCTCGAATGCACCCCACCATGTACCAGCGCGTTAACGAAGTCCTTGAGGCAGTCGGGGGCCGCTGGACGAGGAACCAGGGCGCCCACGTCTTCACGGTTGACGCAGCTGACGCCATCGCCCCGGTCATCGCCACCGGTCAGGTTGTGACACTGCGCGAGAAGCGAACCGACGCCCAGTACTTCCCCACTCCGTCCACTGTCGTCACGCGGCTTGTCGACCTCGCAGACATCCGGTCGGGCATGACGGTCCTTGAGCCGTCAGCGGGATCTGGTGCCATCGCCACCGAGGCGGCAGCCCGTGGTGCGATAGTCGACTGCTTCGAGCGTGACCCCGGCTATGCCGCCGTGCTCGCCGAGACTGGCGCCGCACGCGACATCCAGGTCGTTGACTTCCTGACCGTGCCGCCTGAACCGCGCTATGACCGGGTGGTCATGAACCCGCCGTTTACTCGGCAGGCCGATGTCGCCCATGTCCAGCATGCTCTGCAGTTCCTCAAGCCGGACGGGCTCCTGGTCTCGGTCATGTCGCATGCCGTCACCTACCAGCAAGGGGCCGCAGCGACGTTCCGCAGCCTTGTCGAGCAGCGAGGTGGGCGCGTTGAAGCACTGCCCGAGAGGGCTTTCACCGCGTCTGGCACTGGCGTGAGCGCCATCCTGGTGTCCATCCCGGCCACGCGCCTAGCCGATGCGCGGCCCGCGACCTGGCCGTCCTGTCAGCGGACTGCCGCGCCGGAGGCTGAGCAGTTCAGAGATCCGGCGGAGATTGCACAGGAGATCGCGAGCAACCTCCGCGAGGCGATGGACATCATGGACGCCCTTGCGCGCGACCTTGCCCGACCTGACGGACGCCAGGCCAAGGTCACTGACCTCCCGCTGCCTGCCGAACCGTTCGGACAACTGTCCTTCGGGAGCCTCGGGGAGGCGTCGTGATCCAGATCCTGCCCATCGGCACCCCCGTGTGGGTTGCCCAGGCTGCCCGCCCGGACGGCATCCGCCGCGCCCTCGCGGGTGACGGCGTGGTGACGTCGCTGCTGTGCTGCACGGCCTGCCATGACCGGTGGCTGGCCGGCCGGCATGTCACCCCGGCCCTGCATCGGGCGATAGCCGCATCGTGCCGCCAGCCGGCCGGGTACGTCGCGACGGTCCGCGGATTGCCGGTCACGGTCACCGCGGGCGACGACACCGTGCTCGCCGTGCCGATCACGTCGGACGAGCGGAGCGCGGCATGAGCGACAAGCTGATCGTGGACGGATTCGCCGGACCAGGCGGCTGGTCCGAGGGCTTGCGCATGCTGGGCCTCAGCGACATCGGCCTGGAATGGGACGAGGCCGCATGCAAGACCCGGAAGGAAGCCGGGCACACGACCGTCCGCATCGACATCGCCACATTCGTCGTCGCCCGCATCATCGGCAAGACCTGGGGCTTGATCATGTCCCCGCCCTGCACCAAGTTCTCCACCGCGGGCAACGGCGTCGGTCGCAAGTTCATAAGCGTCCTGGCCGACGGCATCCGCCGCATGATGCGCGGCGAGGACTGCCGGCAGGAACTGCGCGACCAGATCTACCCGGAAGCGCTCGCCATCCGGGAGGCCGCCAACCAGGCCCGCAAGCCCGACAAGCAGTGGCCGCAGGCGAAGGTTGAGGCCGCCGCCATGGAGGACACCATTGCGACGGTTCTCGTCGTCGAACCGGCCCGGTTCCTGTACGCGCTGATCTGCGAGCGGCCCCACGATCTGGGTGAGCCCCTGGAGTGGGTGGCGTTCGAGCAGGTGCCGTCCGTCCTGCCGCTGTGGGAGGTCTACGCAGGGGAGTTGGAGCGTCTGGGCTGGTCGGTGTGGACGGGCAAGGTCAATGCGGCGAACCATGGTGTGCCGCAGACGCGCACTCGGGCCGTGCTCATCGCCTCATGCGTGCGGAAGATGACCGGGCCGACGGTCACCCACAGCCAGACCCGGCAGGAAGCCGATCTGTTCGGCGACTCGCTGCCTGTCTGGGTCACGATGGCCGAGGCGCTGGGCTGGGGGGCGACGGACCGGCCTGTGCCGACGGTTACTGCGGGCGGCGGCAAGACGGGCGGCGCGGAGCCGTTCCCCACGCGGGCCCGGCAGCTGCTGCTGGATGCCCAGGAGCGGGGGGCCTGGGTGCTGCACACCAACCGGGACCAGCGCCCGGATGGCAGCAGGCAGACCGCGGACCCTGCGGCTGCCCCAGCGCCTTCCCTCACCTCGAAGTCCGGCGGCCAGTGGGTGCTGAAGCGGCCGGCTACCACAGTGTGCGCCACCAACCGGCTTTCTCCGCCCGGCCACCGGGACCGGAACCCTGGTGGCGAGAGCCAGTTCGCCAGCCCCGACACGGTGCGCATCACTGTCCAGGAGGCGTCGATCCTCCAGTCGTTCCCGGCTGACTATCCGTGGCAGGGCACGAAGACCAAGCAGTTCGAACAGGTCGGCAATGCTGTGCCGCCGTTGCTGGCTGCGCACCTGGTGTCGGCTGCCACGGGGATTCCGATGCCGGCTGCTGATCCTGGCGGGCTGGAGGTGGCGGCCTGATGCCCCGGGTCCTCGACGGCCACTTGAGCCGCGGCCAGTTGGCGGCTCTGCTGCTGACGGCGAACGGGCTCACCAGCCGGCAGATCGCCAGCGAGCTCGGCACGACGGAGTCCGGGATTCACCAGCGCGTGAACGAGGCGACGCATGCGTTGGGGGCCCGGTCTCGGACTCATGCGATTGCGATCTGCATTGCCCGCGGCCTGATCGCTGTCGACGACATCGCCATCCCGTGAAGCGCTGAGCGCCCGCCTGAGCCCCGCAACCAACCGCGGGGCTCCCGCTCCCCACTTCCACCCTTCGAGGCCGAGAGACGGCCGTACAGCCCCATTGGAGACGCATCCATGACCCACCGACAGGAAACCCCTGCCACGGCCACCAGCGGCCCGCAGAGCGCCGAACAAGCCCCCGGCGGCCCGCAGAGTGCCGACGCCCACGACAGGCCGCCCTGCGCCCACACGGAGCCGCCGCACATCCGCCAACTCCGCGCCGAACGCGACCTCCTCGCCCGGACCGTCGCCGTCTACACGATGCGGTCCACCGCCGACGTCCTCGCCGAAACTCGAGAAGCGCTGGCAGACCTGGAGGGGACCGACCGTGCCTGAACTCCTCCTCGCCGCAACCGCCCTGGGAGCTGGCTATGCCCTCGGCCGTCTCCGCCTCGGCGAGCGCGCTTTCGACTGGGCAGACCGGACCATCGACCGGCCCGAGGTCACCCGCCGGACCGTCCGCTGGTGGCTGACGCAACCGGTGTTCGCCGTCGTCATCCTCGGCCTGTTCATCACCGCGCCCCGACGGACCGCCCACCAGTGGCGCCACCGTCACGACCCGCCACCCCCGCTCGGTACCGTGCCTGTCTTTGACACTCAGTGGGCGGCCAAGCGTGGCGGCAAGGAGGCCGACCGTGCCTGAGCCCCTGCACCTCGCCGCCCTGGCTGCCGCGGTCATAGCCCTCGCCCAGATCAAGGAGATCCACCGTGACCGCCACTGAACCGAACCGCGACTGCCTGGCCTGCGAGGCTGGCATCCCCCACACCGAGCACTGCCCCACCCCCGAGACGCACAACTGGGGCTGCGGATGCCCCACCGACGAAGCCCTGCGCGAGCAGTACACGCAGACGATCATCCGGGCCTGCCCGGACGACCTGAACGAAGATGATGCGCGCGAGGTCGCTGACGCCGTGCTCGCCGTCCGCGACCGCCGCATGGAACAACTCGCCGCCGGCCGCGCGACATGGAAGGCCAAGGCCGAGGAGATGGAACGCGACCGGAACCGCCTCGCCACGCAGGTGGATCAGCTCATCTCGCGACTTGGCAAGTACGCCAACCGCGGTATAGCTAACGGGGAGCGTGCCGGGGAGGCCGAGGCCACGCTGGCTCGGGTCCGCGAGTTCGTCGTCGACATGCGCGACTGGTGCTCACCCCGCGGCATCGCCGCCGACTACGCCGACCGACTCCTCGCCGTCATCGACCAGCCCGAGCCCTACGACGAGTCGACCCATCGGCCGCAGGTGGCAGACCCGTCTCCCGCAGGCCACAGCGCCGCCGACCCGTCCGGCGGGGGCACGGCGTGAGGGCCATCTGCGCGCTGCTCGCCGGCCTGTTCGCCTACGTCGCGCTCGGGCCGGTGATGCACCCGGTGCGGCTGGAGATACGGGCGCCCGCGGTGGACGGCCGGCCGTGAGCGGGGCGCGAGTGAGCCGCACGCTGCAGGGCGGCGTGCGGCTCGGGCGGGGCCGCTCAGGCGTCGGGCTTCTTCTGGGCTTCGCGGCCGACGGTGGGTGCGCGCTTCCGGTCGGCGCCGACAGCTCTCGCGATGCGGCGGAAGTACTCGTCGGAAAGGCCGGTCAGCTTGGCGAGCTGGGCGGGTGTGGCGCCGGCCTTCAGGTCCTGCGCGGCTTGTTCGCGGATCGGGTCCTTGAGCTCGGCGAGGGCGTCGTGATGGCGCTTGTGGCGGGCGTAGAGGCGGGCGGCTTCTTCGGCTGGTGAATAGTCGGTGGCCATTCCTTCATGTTCGCACAACGTGTTGGCCACCGGAAAGGCCACCTTGATGGAGACGACTAAAGAATCATGGAGGCCAACATAATGGCCTCTTGCGTGGCCAACAAGTTGGCCATAAGGTGGAGTCATCGCCAAGCGCACCAACCGCAGGGGAGACGGACATGGACCGCATCGTGATCGACCAGAGCAAGATCCGCGTCGACGAGTCCATCAAGGCGAAGATGAAGCCGGGGTCTGAGTTCCCTCGCCCGCTCTCGTGGTGGCAGAAGTTTGTGCCCTGCTGGCTGGACGCGTCCGAGGATGCGAGCGGGCACATCGTGCTCGCACCGAATGGTCGACGGGCTGATGGCCACGTATACGAGCTAACCCCTGCGATCCGCCGACGCGAGATGAAGGCTGCGGCTCGCTTCCTCAGCGAGCGTCTGTACCTCGACTTCTCCGACGCCGCCACTGCCGAGTGACTTGACCAATTCGCACCGTCCGATGGGGGACTCCATGCACCGCACCGTCGCCACCATCCGCCGCACGATCGCCGCCGCCCTGACCGCTGGCCGGACCCTCCGCTACACGGCTCTCTCCGGCGAGATCGCCGCCCTGGTCGCCACCGGTCGGCTGGTGCGCACCGGTGACGTCCTGGATCGGCTCGGCGCCGATCTGCCCGACGGTCAGCGGTCGTGGTACGGCCGGCACTGTGCCAAGGCCTTCCGGGCGGCTCACGGCGGCGCGGACGCGATCCGGGTGTGGGCGCAGCACCGCACCACCGGCCGCTGGATCCACCAGCACGTGTACGCCCCCGCCGACCCGGCCCTGTACGCCGGCCTCGCCAGCTACAAGGCGACCCGCCATCTCGTCCAGGCGCAGTTCGCGGAGGCGGCTTAGCCACCTCCGCCGCCCAGTCCATTCACCCCAAAGGAGTTTCCGTGACGCAGGCACACATCGATGAGTCCCAGCAGCGTGAGAACGATGCCTGTCTGTGGGGCATCCGTTGCGCGGATGGCTACGTCATTCACCTCGATACCAAGGCGAGTCGCGACGCCTGGGCGCAGAGGCTCCAGGAGGAGGCCGGGCTGCCTGGTCGCCGGGTCCCGGTGGCTCTTCTGAGGCGTTCGGTTCCGGCAGGTGAGTGGGTGGTCGAGCGGCCTCTCGCCCGCCCCCATGGCTGAGCCCGGCCCCTGGTTCGTGGCTGTCCCAAGCCCCCGTGGGCGGCCACTGCTCCTGTCTCCCCGCCCGCTCTACCCCGAAGGAGCCCGCCGTGGCTGACATTCGCATCTATCCCCGTGCTCTCCAGGTCGGAGACGTCATCACGTCGGACCCCCGCCGCGACTTTCCTGTCCGTGAACTGGTCATCGACGAGTACGGCGACATCACCATCAACCCCGGAACGCGAGACAAGGCCTTCATCAGCGCCGATCAGACCGTCACCATCCGTCCTCGAGCCTGAAGGAAGGGCTATGCCGATCTACCTCCCGGCCCCAACGCCGACCAACGGAGGCCCTGACGGGCAGGGCTGGACGCGCATGTCGATTGCCTCCATGGGCGGGCTCTCCTCGGATCAGTGCGCCCTGCAACCCCGCGATCTCACGCACTTCTGGGAGTCGCTGGACACGCGGCGCGCTCGGTACGGCGGCTACGGGCCCTGTATCAGGGCTGGGCGCTGCGACGACTGCCCCGTCCTGCGGCGCCCGCCTCGGACTCTGGACGCCCTGACGGACCGGGTACTGGTTCGCGTCGACCATCCCGATGGTCGGCCGTATCTGATGAATCGGCCCGAGGACGGCTGGGCATCCCTTGCGGCCCGCTGGACGTGGAGCGAACTGGCCAGCATCTCCGGCTGGGAGATCGGCCGAACCTTTCGCGACGAGCACGGCCGCTGCTTCTGGCTCACTCGCTGCGACCCCTGACGCAGCCTCACTGCTGCCCTCCCGCTTCCCACCCGCTCTACCCCGAAGGGGGGTCCGCTATGGATCTGTTGAACGTCCCGACCGACGCCACGACGCTCGTCTGCACCAGTACCGTCCGCTCCGCCGGCAAGAACCTTGCCGTCACGACCACCCGTCGTGGCCGCTGCTACGAGACGGTCATCCTCGACTGCCACGCTGACCGCCGCCACCACGCCAGGGGGGTCGGGGAGTGGCTCATCAACGTCATGCATCGCACCGCCTACACCCGCGTCGAGGCGATGGAGACTCACCAGGACGCCCTTCACGCCGCCTGCTTCGAGGCCATCCGATGACCTCCCCGGCCCCGCGGCCTGTCCCTTCGTGGCCGGAACCGTCGATACGGGAGACGGCTCGCCAGGACCGGGACTACTGGACAGGGCGCGAGTACGAGCACGGCGACGAAGAGCTGGACGAAGCCGCGTAGCCATAGCCCCCCGCCCCGGTCTGGGGCGGACCACCCACCTCGAGGAGACACACCGTGACCACTTCATTGGAGCAGGCCGCGCAGGCCGAGGCTGACGCACGGGAGGCAGTTTTCCGGGAGCGGAACCTGCCCGCCATTGACCGCCTCATCCGAGCCGTCCGCCGGCACGACGCCGAGTTGGTCCGTGCCTATCGGGACTCGCTTCCGTTCGACGGAGAGGCAGCCGCTGCCATGAGCCTCGTCGCCACCCACATCGACCCCAAGGAGCAGTCGTGAGCAGCACCACTGCCGACGAATACGCCGGGCATCACCGTCACTGCTACATCCGCGAGGGGCAGCACTGCTCCTGCGGGCGGCAGATCCCTGGCGTCTACGCCGACCGCCCGGCCTGCACCTGCCTCGGGCTCCCCATGGGCAAGGGGCAGGAGTGCCACGCCCATCAGCTGCACGAAGCCGGGCCGAGGCGGCCCCGGCCAGAGACCACGCTCGACGTGCAGCAGCCCGAGCCGGTGACCATGTTCCGCCTGGACCCGGCCGAGGGCGGGGCCTTCGACCTGACCCTGACCACCTGGACCGAACGCGGCTACGAGTGGGGTGTGTTCCGCCTCGACCCGCGTATCGCCTCCGCCTTCAAAGCCGCGGTGAGCCGCGAGATGGCTGAGGTGCCGTCGCCCCCGCCCCTCACCTGGGACGATCTCATGCGCACCGGTCGGGAGATCGGCTGCGCGATGAGCGTTAACGCCGACTTGCCGGCCGTGCTCGGCCCGGCCCTGTCCACACTCCTCACCACCGACATCCAACGCGTCGCCGCCGCCGAGACGTTCGCTGCTATCGCCGTCGATAACGGGCCGGATGTGGCCCGCGCCTGGATGGTCGACAAGATCCCCTACCTCGGCGACGAAACCCCACTCAGTGCCATTGTTGCTGGCCGTGGGCAGGAAGTCCTCGCCGCCGCCCGTGCCTATGCCCGCGGCGACCACGCCAACTAGCCCGAAGGAGCACCATGACCGCCCAGCCGACCATCCGTGACGACGTCGTCGCCGTCATCGCCCGCGACACCACGCTCCCCGTCGACCAGGCGTACAGCCTGGCGGACGCGATCCTCACCGAGGTCACCAAGACCGACCGGCTCATAGACCAGGACAAGGTCTACCACGTCATCGAGACCGACTGGAACGACAGCAACGACGAGTACGCGACGTTCACCGTCTACGCCCAGCCCGAGGCCGAGGAGATCCGTTGAGCTACCCCGAGTTGCTGACCGCCGAAGAGAAGCTGGCTGACGCCAAGCATCGCCTCAACACCCCGACCGTCGTCACCATCTGCGGCTCCACCCGCTTCATGGCGGAGATGGCGGACGCCGATCGCGAACTGACCTGGGCCGGCCGCATCGTCATCAAGCCCGGCTGCAACATGAAGGAGAAGCACCCGCTGTGGGCCGACCCGGCCGAGGCCGAGGCGGGGAAGCAGCGCCTGGACGACCTGCACCGGGCGAAGATCCGCCTGGCCGACGAGGTGCTCGTCGTCGGGGATTACATCGGAGACAGCACCCGCGCCGAGATCGCCTACGCCCGCGAGCTGGGCAGGCCGGTGCGGTTCACCCATCCCGACGTCGACCCCGGCGAGGCGCACGGCACCCCGATCACCGAGGAGGAGCAGTGACCATGCCCGACCCCCGCGCCCGGCTTCTCGCCGAGCACCGCCAGCGCATCGCCCACGAAGGCACCGGCATCCCGCCGCGATGGGCCGACCTGTCCGACCAGGATCAGCGGATCCTCACCGGCGAGGCCGAGGAGTGGCTGCGTGCTGCTGTCGAGGCCGGCCTCGCGCCCCTCGCCGACCGGCCCACCGATAAGCACGACGCCGTCTGGCTCGACGACGAGGGCTGGCTGTGGGGCGAATACCAGACCAGCCCGCCCTCCCACGGTGACGCGATCCTCCGACTCGTCTGGGAGTCCGACGAGTGCAGTTCGAAGCGGGAGCTGGAGGAGCAGGGCGTCGAGTTCCGGCTCATCGGCTGGTCCCAGTGACCCTCACGGGCGCTGATATACCCCGGCCCCCGTGGCCCGCGGCGGCCCCCGCCCCGTCCCGGGCGGGGGCCGATTCGTGTGTCAAGCCGCTACCGTTCCGCGGCGTCCGTAGCTTCCACGGGGGCTTTGTCGCTCCAGGGTCAGCTGATCCCGACCTTCGACAGGGCTGTGGTCCAGTTGGTGGCGATGGCGCTGCGTGCGGCGTCGAGTTTGACGGTGCCGTTGCACACGGCGACCTTCAGTTTGTTCTCCACGGAGTCCTTGCTGGCGGCCGGCTTGTTGCCGTAGCGGGGCTCGGGCCACAGATTCTTCGGGTCGCGGGGTGCGCCGCCCAGTTCGAGGGGGACGAGGTGGTCTTCCTCGTAGTCGGCGGTCTTCGTGTCGGGGTAGCCGTACTGGCCGATCTGCTTGATCTTCAGCGGGGTGGTGTAGGAGACCGGCGGGCGAACAGTCTTCGTCCAGCCCGGCACGCAGATCGTCGACTTGATCGTGGACTGGGTGACGGCTGGGTTGTAGGCGCCCGGCTGGCATTTGGCGTCGGGCAGCGGTAGGTGGGATCGGGAGCAGGTCGCCGCGTGGGCGCTGCCGGTGGCGAGGACGAGTCCTGCGGCGGTGAGCGCGATGGCGGTGGTCGCTGAGGCGAGTCGTTGCGTCGATGGCATGGAGGGGCTCCGTGGGGGGTGGGCCCGGCAGGGTCCCGGGCACTTGACGCCATGTCACCAGCAGCACGGTCTATGCGGGTAGAGGGCGGTTGGTGAACAACAGGTATCCATGCCGATTTCTGACCACCAAGTGGTCGTCCCTTGGGCAACCGCTTGCGTAGAAGCGGGGGTTGAACGACGAAGCACGCCCGGCAGTCGGCCTCTTAGCCCTCCGCCGGCAGTCGACGTGCCAGGTTCCCGGCCAGGTGTCGTGCGGCAAACGCGCCGTCGCCGTTGCTGTCGGTCAGGAGCTGCAGAAGCTCCACTGCGGCCTGCGCCTCGCGGAGCGTCAACAACGGCATGCGCTCCTCGTCCACGTCCCCCACGTTGTCGATCATTCCGAGCAGGCGGTCATCCATGTCGCTCATGGGCTGGCAACGAGCCGCTGGCCCGAGGGTCACACCTAGGAGTGGATCATGCCTATGGCATATGCGTTCGGGCCGAAGGGGATCTATTGCGCTACTGTGCACCGTGCATCACGAATGGCATATCCACATCGGGAGGGCGGCATGAGCACCGAGCCGTGGACTATCGAGAGCATCTGCCAGGCGCTTGGCAACCCGGCGATCTCGAAGAAGTTCCTCGCCGAGATCAACAAGGCGCCGGCACACGAGCTCCTGGCCGTCTTCGCCCGCTGGGAGCGCATCGCCAAGGACACCGTCGCCGCCGTCGAGCGCGGACGGGAGATCGCCGCCGCCGAGGCCCGCGGCGAAGACCCCACCGCCGACTGGCCCGACCTGACCGACCGTGTTCGCGCCGCAGTCCAGGGAAACGCGTCACGCAACGTCGCATGATGTGACAGTCTGCATTCGTGTATGAACTCCGCTGCGACCCCACCGTCACCGCCATCTGGGACAGCCTCCCCGACGCAGCCCGCACCCGCCTCGCCCACGCCCTCATGGCCGTCTGCGAAGACCCCATCGCAGCCACCCAGCCCTACGGCGTCGACGACGGTGTCACCAGACAGCTCATCCTCGACGACACCATCGCCGTCCTCCTCGTCACCGCGGCCATGAAGCGCGTCCGCATCCTGCAGATCAACCACCTCGGGTAGACGCGCCCCGGCACGCCTTCGCTCGCCAGTTCGAGCAGCGGAGTAAACTCCCGCAGAGTGAGCACCGACTTCCCCGACGATCTCGTACAGCTGCAGCGCGACCTCCACGCCACCACCGCTGACCTGAAAGCCTTTCTCGACCAGCACCCCGGCTCGCCCGAGCCCACCGACGGCTGGACCGACCGGCCCGGCGAAGGCTACTGGCGCGACCGGCAGCGCGAGCCCTCGCCCGGCTGGAGCGACGACGACAAGGCCCGCGAGCAGGAGCTCCGGCAGCAGCTCCTCGACCTCATCGACCAGGTCCACACCCACCCCTACTGGGAAAGCCTCACCGGGCCCGACCTCGTCAAGGCGCGCATGAAGCTCAAGCACGTCGACGACGAGCCGGACGAAGGCTGACAGGACCCGCTGGAAGCCTCTGCCCGATCCTGGGCGGGAGCCTCGTTGCGTTGGCCAGCGGAAACGGACTACAGGGGGAACGCTGCGCGCGGAATGTGCCACCCTGTGCCCAGGCGCGGGGCCTAGCCGCGAGGAACGCGGCAGCACAGATAGGCCCACCATGCCCATCGGCAGGATCAACGCCGCCAAGTTCATCGCCCGTGAGCTACCCGCGCCCTTCGAAGAGCTGCTCGGCGGCGAGAACTCCCACCAGGTCTTCAACACAGCCCACGCCCACTGGTGCACCCCGCTCGGCTACAGCATCCCCTGGCGCGACTGCTACGACGGAGCGGACATGCTGCCCATCCCACAGAAAGCCAGGCTCTTCCTCGACCCGGCCGGCCAGCCGCTTCCCCCGCCGAGCCACCTGCGCGGGCGCGAGCTGGCCGAAGTAGAACAGGCGATCCGGCACGCCGTGTGGGCGGAGCGGGAAGCACGCCGGCTCAGCGTCGACCACTAACAGTCGAGGCCCCGCCCTTGAAGGCGGGGCCTCTCTGCGGGTCTTTCAGACCGTCACTGCATCCTCCCGCAGGAACGTCGCCGGGCACTGCCGGCAATACAGCGATCGCGCCCAACGCTCCCGCGCCGCCTCCGCCGCAGACGACAGGCGAGAGAACCAGAAGCCCACCCCACCGCCGCCGGCCAGCAGCATGAGCCCAGCCGCCCCCTCGCCCATCACCAGCAGCACAACACCCAACACGACTGCACCGACCGGCAGCAGCCACTGCGCCACATACTCCGGCGGCTCACCGTACTTGCCGCGCAACGGCGACTCGCCGGGCAGCGACGCCACGAACTCCAGTAGGTGCAGTACCTGCCCCGACCCCTTACACCGCGGACACGCCAACGCCATCGCAACCCCTCCGGCCAGAAGGACGACAGCCTGCCAGCGGAACCGACGGTTCGGCAGAGGCGCGAAGGGGCGAACATCGGCGCGGGCGCGCTTGAAGGAGGCGGCGCGGCCCCGTCTCCAACGCGACGCCTTGCGCGCCAACGCACCCCCGAGCCGACAGCGGCCGAAAGCCGCCGCGTCAACCCGATCACCCCCGGGGAGCATCAGCGCGGCACCAACACCCAGGGGGGAATCAAGTGGCCTTCAAAACCGAACGCATTGTCGCCGCCATCAGCGACATCCCACGACAGATCCTCAACGAACTCCCCAACAAACTCGAAGCAGCCGTCTCAGGACTCCGAGTCGCCGTCGAAACCACCCTCACCGCAGCGCAGAACGCACGCGACTCCGCAGCCGCCGCCCACGCCCGCGTCGACACCATCCACAGCGAACTCCAAGCCCTACGCGACGACGTCCGCCAACCCAAGACCGACCACGGCAACACGCGGCTCCTCGCCGAATTCGCCAGCCTCCGAGCCGCCGTCGAAGGCTGGCGCGCCGAGGCCGCCGCCTTCCGCGCCGACAAGCCCACCGAAGCCGCCGAGCCAGAACCAGCAGCCGCCGCAGGACAGCCGCCAGCCCAACAGGCAGACACTGAAGCCGACGACTTCGAGCAGCTCCTCACTCAAGCCGCAGGCACCGCCTACGCCGAGATCACCTGCCACCGCGACCACTGGGACTTCCTCATCGCCCAGTCCAGCAGCGGCCAGCACTTCCGGCTCCCCGGAGCCGTAGACGAAAGCGACGACGGACTCATCACCGCCGACATTTCCGGCCGTACCCTCATCGCCGCCCTCGACGCGCTCTGGAAGACTCAACACGACGCGGCAGCCGACCCCGGCACCCGACACCTCGCCGCCATCATCTACCAGCGCATCGGCCAAGCCCTGAACGCCGTAGCCAACGACACCACCGCTTGCCACGCTCCACGACCCGACGTCACACGCATCATCATCGACGACCGGCCGCCAGCCCAAGGCAGCTGACACGGCGAAACCCCGCCCCCTTAGGGGCGGGGCTCCCGCGCGTTTAGGGGCTACTCGGCCCGCGTCAGTTCGCCGTCGAGGTACTCCTGCACCGGCTCGAACAGGCCGTAAGGCACGTAGTCAGCGATCTCGGCGTGTGCCACCCAGGCCACCTCAGCCAGCTCCTCCTCGTCGGCGACGTGCGCCTCGCCGGAAATGGGGGCGCAGGCCGTGTACGACATCAACCGGCCGGTCTTCGGGTGCACCCGCTCACCGAGGAGCTTGAGTGCCTCCACGGTCAGCCCGGTCTCCTCCTGGGTCTCGCGGACGGCCGCCTGCTCCGGGGTCTCCCCGTCCTCGATCGCACCGGCCGGGAACTGCCATATGAGTTCCCCTTCCTTCACGCGGCGTCGAACCATGAGCACGCGGTTCTCGTGCACGATGATCCCGGCGCTAACACCCGGCTGGTCGGCGGGCTGGTCACTCATGAGGTTCCCTCCAAGGCCGCTATCACCGGCGGATAGATCGAATCGAGCTGGATGAACTTCGTCAGCTGGGCGATCGGCACCCAAGCCACGTCCAGGTTTTCGACCGTGTCGACGTTGCGAGCATCGCCGGCCAGGTATTCGCAGAGCTGATAGTCCGCCAAGACCCCCGTCGTCGGGTGGACTCGACTACCCAGATGCTTACGCACCGAGCAGTGAACTGCCGTCTCAGCGAGGGTTTCCTGCACTGCAACTGCACTGCCGCTGGTGCCGGGTTTCATGACGCCGGCTGGGAACTGCCACCGAAGTGTGTCCTCGCCGCGGCGGCACGCCAGCAGTACCTCGTCCCCGCGCACCACCACGGCGATCGCCACGCGCAGAGCCTGTGTCTGTACCTCGGCGGTTTGCCGGTAGAGCACGCCGAAGCGCCGCTGTTCGGCGGGAGTTACCCGCTCAAGGGCGGTGTCGAGGGCTCGCTGTATCTCCCGGCGCGGCACGATCGCGGGGTCCGCATGCCACGCGGCAACGGTCCGGACCGCCACGCCCAGCGCCCGGGCGAACTCCTCATTCGTCGACCGCATCGCGGCCTGCAAGGCGACCGCATGCCGACCGCTCCACACATCAATCACGTCCACGTGGCCCCGCCCCGTCGTGATTCACACCTGCACTACAACTGCCGCTTCAACTGCATCACCGGCTCATGGTTGGCCAGGTTACGCAGGCGTTGACTCGATGACATGGAGAACGCCGACTCAAACGCCGCGGGAAATCTGTTCAGCTCGCTGAGGGGAGACGCTGCCCATGACTTCGCCGACCTCACGCCAGGTCTTGCCTTCGTCTTTGAGCCTTCTGGCGCGACGCTGACGGACTCCCCTGATGGTGTCCTCCCACTCCTTGCCGGCAAGGAGGATGCGCTGGTGCTGCTCGGCGGTGTCCTCGATGGCGTCGAGGGCAGCTGCGATAGCTGCGAGTGGTTCGTCCAGCGGCGTCGTCATGTCCTGACTGTAATTGCGCGGCCGACACGATTCAAGCTCTGGCTTGACGCGGACTCCGGTGAGGGTCTAGCTTCAAATCAGAGCTTGAAAGCGCGGCTCACTCCTACCGGACTCTGTCCGCGAGGCGCGCGCACAACTGAAGACGGGCCGGACACCGCGACTCCTACATCGCAGGCCGGCCCTGACCACCAGGCACCTGCTAGGGAGACCCTGATGGCTACACGCCAGCTTACCGGCGTGCGTACCGCCCTTGACCAGCGGTATGCCGTGAACGCCGCCGAGCACCACCCGGTCCGCACCAACGGCACGATCACCATCCTCGTCCGTGGCCAGCAGGTCACCGTCGACTGTCCGCCGTGGTGCACCCGCCCGCACAGCGAGGTGTACCGGTCGCTGGAGGACGTCTCGCACCACAGCGACGCGATCTCCCTGACCGCCCCGAGCCACCAGGGCGTCGAGCAGGTACTGACCGCCCGCATCTCCAGCTGGCCCTTCGCCGGCGACCCGGCCACCGAGCGCCCGTTCGTCGCGTTCGACGCAGTCGGCGACGAGGTCGCCCAGCTCACCCCCGAGGCCGCTCTCGCTGCGGCCGACCAGACCATCGCTCACGGCTACGCGCTTCGCGCCCTGGTCGGGATCATCTCCGGGGGTGCCCAGTGAGCGCCCCCACTGCCCCCGCCATGTCGGCCGCGGATATCGCCGCGCATGAGGCCGGCTCGTATGTCCGCCCTCGCCCGGCTGCTCGCCTGGCCGAGTCCCTGGGCGACGCCGATGCGGCCCGCCGTTCGTCGTCGGTGACCGCGCTCCGCGGCAAGACCACCGTCGCCACCGCCATCGAGTTGGCTGCGGCCTGATGCCGGCCGAGCCTGAGCCCCGCCACGACCGGGCCGATACCCCGCCCGCGTTGCCGCCGCTCCCTCGGCGGACTCCCGGCGGATCGCTGTGACCGACCACCCCCGCTGGTACTGCACCGGCTGCGGCGCCAGCGGTGACGGTGACCCGGCCAGCGAGCCCTGCGACTGCCCGGGCGAAACCGCCCACTGACCGCCGCGCCCGCGGGCTGACAACCCCCGGCGCCCCGGGCGCGGCTCTCCACCCCACCCCATTCGTGCATCACTCGCCGAAAGGCCATGCCGTCATGTCCCGCTACTTGGAAGAAGCCGCTGCGTACCACCAGGCCGCCGAAAGGTGGCGGGTGCACGCACTGCGCGGCGACTCCCTCGGCGAGACCGCTCGACGCCAGCACACCAAAAGCCTGGCCCGCGCATGGAAGGCCGAGGAACGCGCCGCGAAAAGCAGCGCTCGGCGCACCGCCTGACCCGCCCCAATTGCCACCGCCCACACCTTCCGAAAGGACCACCGTCATGCCCAAGCACATCTACGCCTGGAACGCCCTGATCGACCTTCCGCCGCACGGCAAGTACAGCGGTGCCCGCGGCGGCCTCCAGGGCGAGACCCACGCGGCTACGCCGCAGACCGAGTCCGAGCTGCGACAGAGCATCGCCCGCGACGTTGCGGCACAGCAGGGCTGCGACGCGAACGGGATCACCTTCGCCAGCTTCACCTACACCGAGCTCACCACCGCCTGAGCATCCCGCCGTCTGCTTCTTCCGAGAGGACCACCGTCATGCCGCTCAGCCTGATCGACCGCCAGTCGTCCAGCAGCTCCAGCGCCTACCGCGCCGACCTGATTGCCCGCTATGTGCGGGCCACCGACTGGGCGGAGGAGATGCACCTGCTCGCCGAGGCGACCCGCTACGACCGGGATAACCGGGGTGCCCCGTCCCTCGTGGACGAGCTGCACGGTGCCCGCCTCGGCGACGCCGCCTGATGTGGGCGCTGCTGATCGCGTTCGTCGTAGTCGGTCTCGCCCTCGCGATCGTGACCGCTGCTCGCCGAGAGCTGCTGGCCGAGTCGCAGCCGGCTCCTAGTTCCTGCTGTGGCTGCACGCCTTGTCACCACGCCCACCGCACCACCAGCCGCTGAAGGAGAGCCCCGCATGAGGATCGACCTGACCGACGAGCGCCTGAACGCCCTGCACTGGGCGGCAGTCGCGATCGACCTGAAGGCCTCACGGGAGCGCCGCGATATGCCGCTCACCTCCGACGAGCTGGCCGTGCACGAGCGCTACCAGGCCAACGCCCGCTCTCACGGCTTCACCGACGCGGACGTCCGCGACTACCACGCCCAGCTCACCGCCGTCTGATCGGCCGCCCCCCACCACCCACCCGCATCACCGAAACGAGGAGACAGCAATGGCAAAGGAATGGGAGCGCAGCAGGCGTGGCGCGAAGAAGTTCGCCCGCGAGGTTGAGATCGGCAAGACGTACTACACGATCCACACCACCAAGAACCCGTGGGGCGAAGAGCAAGTCTGGGACAGCCACGTTTTCGACCGCCGGTCCTGGTTGACCGGGGCGGCGATGGGCGGCCACATGTCCGCCGAGTACCTGTGCCTCAACTACGGGCCGATCTACGACGAGCAGCCGGGCAGTCACATCCGTCCGCTGTTCGAGAAGGACGACGACCAGGTGTACGCGACGCCCATGGACATCCTCCAGGTCCGCGAGTCCCGCCGTAAGCAGGGGGTCCGCCGCTGATGGCGGAGATCGCCGTCGGCAAGGGGATCGTGCCCGCCGAAACTACCTGCTGCTGGGGTCGCCCCCTGGAACTCCGTAGCAGGGGCCGGGTCTGGGACGACGACGTGTGGGAGTGCCCCCGCTGCGGCTGCTCCCTCCGGACCGGGCTCTCGGACAGCGTGCCGCGCGGCCAGCGGATCGTCATCGAGATCGCCACCGCTGACTGCTCCGTCGGCCACAGCCACGAGCCGGATCCCGGTGACCCGGACGCCCCCTAGCCCGCAGCACGCCCGCCTGACCGCTGCCTGTGGCCCCGGCACCGTCTGGCGCCGGGCCCGCAGGGAGCCGCCAACCGGCAGGCCCCAACCCGACGGAGAGGACCCCATGGCATTCGAGTCCAGCTTCAGGACCCCCAAGACGAAGGGCGAGTGCGACGCCAACATCCGCCAGGCCCAGAGGCACCAGCGCATCCTGCGTCAGCGCGGTGACTACGACGGGGCTCGCGAATGGGACGCCGAGATCCAGCACCAGCAGGCCCACCGCAAGCGCATCACCGACCAACTCGACGCCGACACCCAGAAGATCTGGGGCCACTGACCAGTACGCACCCGTCGTCGACACCACCACCGCCGAGACCGTCAAGGGCATCCCCGGCTTCTACCCGGAAGAGCTCAGCTCCGCCCAGTGACGGGCAGCCCAGTACGCCAACCGATCACCAACAACCACTAGGAGGAACCCATGCCCGGAAAGAAGACCGCAGAGAAGCTCGACGCCGCCGCCGGGAAGCTCCACCGCGCCGGCAAGAAGGTCGGCGGTGAGCGAGGCGGCCGAGTCGGCGACGTCATCGCCACCGCGGTCCTCGGAGGGCTCCGCGCCCGCTGCAACGTCGACTGCACCCACAAGGGCGGCTGCGAGCACTGAGGGAGAGGACCGCCATGTCGAATGACAACTGTTGGGTCTGCGGAGAGCCCGGAGCGAAGCAGGAGCGGACGCTCCTCGGCTTCAAGAAGCCCGTCTGCCCGCCGGGCAAGGGGTGCTCCAACCGGCCCACGAAGAAGAAGCGCTGACCGCTCGCCGGTAGCCCTCGCCGTCGGTCCCGCACCGGACCGGCGGCCTGGAGATCCGACGCAGCACCCCACCCTCACCTCACCGAAGGACACCGCCATGCAGCACGGACTGTTGATCGGCCTGACCCGACTCCGCCTCGCTCTGATGGCCGCCGGACTGGCGTTCTTCCTGGGCCTGTCCGTACCGGCCGGCATCCGCGCCTTGATCTTCCTGCTCGTCCTGGTCGCCATCGTCGGCGACGGTGCCGTCGAGGACCAGCGCACCAAGATCCCGGCACCCCGCCCCGGCCGCGACTACGACACCGCCGCCTAACCCGCACCCCACCCCCGAAGGGACTGAACGACCATGAGTACCTGGCGCGAAGAGCGGCGGGCCGACAAGGCGGCCGAAGCTGCAGAAGCTCGAAAGGACGCCGAGTTCAACGCGAGGCTGGCCCGCGACGAGCGGAAGCAGGATCGCGACGAGAAGCGCACCGACCAGATCCAGCGGCGCCGCGACCGCGCCCAGCGTCGTCAGGCGCGGGCCGCCAAGCGGGAGAAGACCCTCACCCCCGGCAACGTCTACCGGCGCGGAACCCTCCTCCTCGTCGGCCTGTCCGCGCTCGCCTCCCTGCCCGCGCAGATCATGCACTTCGTGGCGATCTCCTGGATGCTCGCCCCGATCGGGCCGGCCGTCGAAGGAGGGGCGTGGGTGATGGCTGCGGGCGTGGCCTACGCCGACGAGCGGAAACTCCCCATGTGGGTGCGCTGGCTACTGCGCGGCCTGTCACTGTCCGCCGCAGGGTTCGCCGCCCACATCAACTACGACTTCGGGTCCCACCTGACGGGCCTCACGTCGGACCAGCAGGCTGCCGCAGGCCTCGGGCTCGCTGCGGTCACCCTTGGCGGCCCGCTGTTCTTCGAGGTCCGCCAGTGGGTTATCACGCTGGTCGAGAAGGTCCGCGATCCGAAGAAGCGGGCGGAGGAGAAGGCTCGGGCGAAGCACGAGCGTGGGCGGCGCCGGAAGTTCAAGGCCGTCGCCGAGCGGGCGGAGCAGCTGATGCTCGCCGCACCCTTCGGAACCCTCACAAAGCAGGAGGCCTTCGACCGCGCCTGGTACGACATCGAGGGCGCTCCGCCGGCTGTCACGGACTCGGTCATCTCGGAGCGGATCGCTGCCGAGAAGCGCGTCGCCGACGCCCTCGCCACCTCGGAGCTGACCCCCGAACAGATCGCCGTGGACCTCCTTCTCGCCGACCTTTTCGGCACCCCTGGAGGGGATGGCGGACCTGCCGGAGGAACGCGCGACAAGGGCCCCCAGGGCGGCCCGCGTGGCACTGGTGGCGGTTCGACGCTCACCCTTCCTGGGAGTGGCGCAGAAGGCCCTGCAGGCCTTGGGCGTAAAGGGAAGCAGCGTTCTGGCCGCTCCTCGCAGAAGACCCCGCAGAAGCCCCTCGACCCGACCCACATCGAGAAGGTTCGGAAGCTCGCCGAACTCTCCGGCGGTGCCGACAAACTCTCCGCCCGCAAGGTCCGCGAAGTCATCGGCGGCGGCAGCAACGAGTACGCCGTCCGTCTTCGCGACCACGTCCAAAACGAGAGCCGGTGACCGCCGTGACCACGTACCCGAATCTCACCCATGAGCACGCCAAGGGAGACGCGATGACGACCGTCACCGAGGACACCCGACCGCCCCTAAGCCTCGTCAAGCCCGAGCGCGTCGAAGGTGCGGTCGTCGCGCACCAGGGCGAGTCTGTCCAGCCGGCATGGATCCAGTCCGGCAAGGCCCGCGCCGAGCTTGCCAAGCGCCACGCACTCGACAACTGGCTGTACGTCGGCTGGGCTGCCCGCGGCTACCGGCGACTCGGGCGACAGTGGCTGGAGGCCCGGCGGGATGACTACCCCCAGATGATCCGGTCGGCGAAGGTAGAACTGAAGGCCGCAGCCGGCGACACGAACTCGGAGTCCTCTGCGAGGGAGGTGCTGGAAGCGCGCCGCGCCGAGTACCGGATCCACAAGCGCTGGCACTGGATCAAGACTGGCGGCTGGTCGGCGGCTACCGTCGCCGCCGCTACCGTCGCCGCCGTCACGGGCGGCTTCGGGATCGACCTACTGATGACCGGCTGCGCGATGGCCGTCGGCGCACTTAACGGGCGGCCGGGAAGTGGCAGCGATGACGAGGCGTCAAACAGCGAGCTATCTGACGCGCCACAGTTCGAGGCCATTGAGGCAGCTCCCTCCGCAGGAGCGACGCCCCTAACGGTGCACGGAGCGGAAGATTTGATCACCGCCCTGGTCAAAGCTGGCATCATCGAGAAGTCCGAGCGCGATGAGACCAGCGTGATCGGCGTGATCCGCTCCGAGGGCCCAGGCTGGACTGCCACGGTCGAGCTCCCGGCGGGAGGGACCGCGACCGAAGCGATCTCGAAGATCGGGCCCCTGGCCTCCGCCTTGAAGGTCAAGGCAGGTCAGTTGGAGCTGTCTGCGGACACCAGCGAGGACGGCCACGAAGGGCAGTTCTCGATCTGGGTGGCCAACAGCGACAATCCCTTCGGAGAGGGGAAAGTCCGTTCCGAGCTGGCCGCCGCCGAGGTGTGGGACTTCTGGGCTAACGGTGTACCGCTGGGGCTCGACGCCCGGCAGACGCGCCGCTACCTGGACCTGCTGTGGTCATCGCTGCTGGTCGGCGGTCTCAAGGGGTATGGCAAGTCGTACCTTGCCCGGTTGATCGCGGCAGCGGTGGCACTCGACCCCTACGTCCGGATCATCGTGATCGTAGGGAAGAGCGGCCCGGACTGGGCTCCACTGAAGAAGATCGCCCACGCCTACGTCTCCGGCGCGACCCCGGACAAGTTGCGGCAGATCCACGACGTCCTCGACGAAACCATCGCCGACATGCAGCAGCGAGGCGAAGACCTGGAGCAGCTTTTTGAGACCGACCCGGCCGCATGCCCCGAGGGCAAGCTGACACGGGAGCTTGCCCGCCAGCCGGGACGCGGGCTCACGTTGCTGCTAGTCGACGAACTCCAAGAGTTGCTCCTGGCCGCCGCCATGACGAAGGTGAAGGTCGGGGGAGAGGACGAGGAGGAGGGTGGCCGGGGACGCAGCGGCAAGACGGTGTTGGTCGAGAAGTTCGCCCGGTTCGTCAATGTCACCCGGTTCGTCGGCGGCATGGGGCTGTTTGTCACCCAGCGCCCGGACGCCACTAGCGTCCCCACTGAGCTGCGGGAAGTCTGCGACAAGCGGGCTTCCGCCCGGGTCAAGGGTCAAGGTAGCGCCCGCATGGTGTTGGGGGACGAGGCGGTCGGGGCTGGCGCCGCACCGCACATGCTCCGCGAGGTTCACCGGGGCGTCTTCGTCCTCGACGAGGGCGCCGAGTCGGGCCACGTCAGCCTCAAGGCCGATGCCATCGACCTGCCGGAGTTCGGAAAGATCTGCGAGCGCGGCCAGCAGCTGCGCATCAAGGCAGGGACGCTCACAGGGTATGCGGCGGTGCATGCGCGAGCCTCTGTGGCCGCGGCCCGCGCTGCGGAACTTCGGGCGGATGCAGTGGATGCCTTCGATCGCCTCGCAGTACCGGATGGTCGGGGCCTGACCGCCGACGCGCTGGTGGACGGTCTGCGCGCCGTGTGCCCGGATCGTTACGGGGAGATCGACGCGGATGGGCTGCGGGACCGCCTGAGGGTGGTTGGTATCACGACGGACAAGGTGCTGACGCCCGGAGGGAAGCGGTTGAACGGCTTCACCCGCGAGCAACTCGAACGCCCTACAGCTCCCGTTTCTTGATCGTTCACCCCGGACAGGGGGCGGACAGGGTGACTGTTTGCCCTGTTTAGCGCCGATATGTCACCCGGACAGGGGGCGGCCAGTCGCCGCTGGGGCCGGACATCTGGATGCCTCGAAGCGTGATTGTCCACCCCTTGTCCGGGGTGCATACCAGGGCGTATGGCCCGCCGTCTGGCCACTGTCCACCCCGCATAAGCCACATTTCACCCGCCAGGCAAGGAGGCTTAGTTCGCCATGTCCAAGATCAGTCCAGCCACCAGAATGACCGACCAGCAGTGGGAGGCGCAGAACTGCCCCCTCACCCCCGACGTTCGCCGAGCCCGTGGCCTCTGTTGGCACTGCGGCGACAAGGGCGCCCTCTTCACTGCGCTCCGCGGCGAACACGTCAAGATCACCTGCCCCAGTTGCAAGGGCACCGGCAAGGCCCGGGTGAACGCCTGATGCTCACCGTCTACGTGACCAGCTTCGGCTTCCTGCACGGCGAGCCGCCGCCCGCGCACCTCACCCTCGACCTGCGGGAGCACTTCCGGGACCCGCACGTCTCCCCGGAGCTGCGCCACATGACCGCGAACGACAGCGCGGTCCGCCAGGCCGTCTACGGCACACCCGGCATCCCCGCCCTGATCGAAGCCGCCTCCGACGCTGTCGTGGCGTTCACCCGCGGCCCGAGCGCCGGACCGGTCCGTGTCGCCGTGGGATGCGCAGGAGGCCGACACCGAGCCGCCGCAGTCGCCATGGCCCTCAAAGCCGCGCTGGCCGACGAAGACATCACCGCCGTCGTCACCCACCGCGACCTCGACAAGCCCGTCGTCCAGCGCTGAACACGATCCACCCGTCACTACCGCTCAACCCGCAGACATGTGGGCGGACTGAGCGAAGCCAAGAGATTCCCACCCACCAGAGGAGAGATCACATGAGCAGCAACCCGTTCTACGGCGACATCTACGACCACAAGACCTTCAAGGGCCAGTCGGCGGAAGTCGTCCACCTGTACAGCACCGGCGAGGGCCCGAAGGTGGTCATCAAGGTGACCAGCCCTGACCACACGTTCACCGCCGAAATTCACGCCGACATGCTCGACGCGTCCTACACGAAGAGGAAGTAGCCGGAACGACGCACGGCCCCGGGGCGCAATCCCGGGGCCGCCGCGGGACGCCCCTCTCTCGCCTGCCAGCAACCAGGGGCGCCCCGCCATCCACCACCCATCAGCAGCAGACAGGAATCAGCATGCCCACCATCACCTGCTCGCCCGCAACCCGTGCCCCGGCGCCAGCCGCCCTGAGTTTCGACGAGCGGCTCGCCCTCGCCGCCCTGGCAGTAGATGCCCGGATCAACACCGAGCCCCTCGACCTGGCCGACGTGATCCGCGGCCCCGTGAACACCCCGGTCGCTCCGGCGCCGCAGCCGTACCGGACGCCGATCGCCGCCCTCTTCCACCGCGCCCACATCCGGCTTCTCAACGGTGGCTGGTGCGCCAGCCGGCTCCGCGACGAGCAAGGCGCCCGCTGCCTGATCGGCGCTATCCGTGCCGAAGCCGGCAGCCGGTCCGAAGCGGACGACGCCTGCGTGCTCCTCCTCGACATCATCCGCGACGAGTTCGACCCCAGTGCGGAAACCATCGCGAGCTGGAACGGCCGGCAACGCGATGGGCACATGCCCGCCCGAATCCTCGGCCACGCCGCCAACCGAGCCGACGCCCGAGGCATTTGAGCAGCTTCAGCCACAACACCCACCTGAAGGGAAACCGCATGAGCCAGCCGAAGCACCAGACCGTCCGCGACTACATCACCGCCAAGAAGCGGGGCGACACCGAGACCACAGACCAGATCGTCCGCGAGGTCACAGCCCGCTTCAACACCCGCACCACCGACGGCTCCGAAGCCGCCGAACTCCTCGAAGCCACCATGACCACCCCGCTCGGCAAGAAGACCATCTGAAGGAGCCTGACATGGCCATCGCCACCAACTACGACCTCGACGAAGTCAGCCTCGGCGACGACGTCGGCACCGACGCCACCTTCACCTGCTGCGACGAGACCATGACCGTCGCCGACCCCGACAAGTACGGCGACCGCACCCACACCTGCGGCTCCTGCGGAACCTGCGCCGACGTCACCGGCCTCGGCCTCCTCGGCGATATCCGCGACTGACCGTCTCAGAGGCCCGGAGTCCGATTCCGAGCCCCCGCCAGTCGACACCCACCCGCCCGAAGGGAGCCCACCATGGGCTGGTCCATCTCGCACGGCGTCACCAACACCCGCTCCGCAACCACCATCCACAACCTCGCCAAACACCTCGCCCACGTCCTGCCGGCATCCGACTGGCGAACCCTTGAGCCCGTCTTCGGCGACCGCTCCGGCGACCCGTTCCGCGTCACGCACACCGACGCCCGACAAATCGCTGCCGTACTACGACGAGCGGCCAGCCACCGCAAGATGCCCTCCGACTGGGGCGGCCTCGCCCGGGAATTCGCCAACGCCGCACAAAAGGCCGCTGACGCCCGACAGTCCTGGGAGTGGAGCTGATGAGCAAGCCAACGAGGCCCGCGCCACCAATCACCAGACTCCGAAAGGAACGCCGATGAGCCTCAAGGAATCCGCTGCCAACGCTGCAGCCCAGGCACTCGATAAGGTCTTCAAGCAACTCGACGACGGCAAGACCGACCGTGACGATGTGCGCGCCGCCAACTCCGCAATGGACCTCGCCGCCGTCTTCGGCGTCACCGCCCAGGACTATGCGCAGCGGCTTGGCGGCGACTGACGGGCAACTGAGCCGATTCGCGTCGATACCCGCCCCAGCCTGGCACAATGAAACCCGGCCCCGCCGCGTCCCCCGTCGCGGCGGGGCCAGTTGCGTCCGCGGCTACTCGGGGGAGTGGCCGCAAAACTCGTTGCAGCCGCCGCCCTGAAACACGGTTCGCCAGCACACGCAGGCCAAGCAGCGACGTGCTCAGAGCAGACCTCAATCACCCATGCGCAAGCCAGGAAAGCAGCCCAAACACCGCAAGGAGGGTGAAGGCGAATGCCCCTCCGACACCCGGTGACTTGCGTCGCGCCGCGCACCACACCGCCATACAGATCGCAGGAATCCATCCAGCGAAGTATAGAATCCACCCCACTCGCGTTGCGGACTCGGTGCGGACGATGACGAATGCCACAAAGGCAGCCATGCAGAAGAGCGCTGGCGAGCCCCACATGTTGTCAGAAACGATCTGCCCGCGAGTCTTTTTCATTCTTGCCTCCACGCTAAATGAGCTCCTCCCGGCGTTTCCGGGAGGAGCTTCGAAGGTGCGGGCCGGGGTGACCAGTACCGGCCCGCACCTGCTTCACTGTTAACGCTCACCCGAAACTCGATTGTTTCGCATGAGTGTCTCGAACTACATATTCACGAGATAGTCGATGAGCTGGTAAATGATGTAATCCGGCGCGGACTTGATGGCCCACTTGACCGGGTTCCAGTTCGACAGACTGTTGGTCCACTGTTCGAAGGCGCGAGCGCCACCCTTGGCCGCCTTCACCGCAGCCTTAAGCAACCCCGGCGACTTCTTCAGCAGGTTGATGAGACTGCCGAGCTTTCCACCAGCGAGGCTGCTGGCTCTCTCGTCCGGCTGAGCTCCAGCCGCCTTCGCCAGCGCAGTCATCTCCGCAAGCTGCTGCGGAGTGATCCCGGCTTCGCCATTGGTTGCGGACGCCGGGTTCGCCGCCTTCATGGCAGCGAGCTCCGCCGCCGACACGACAGGGGCGGCGGCAACGGCGCGGTGCGCCTCGACGGCGTTGGCAGCAGGGGCGACGACACCGAAGGCGACGCCGGCCATGGCGGTCGCGGCGGCTATGCGCAAGCCATTGCGGTTCACGTATTCTCCTTGTTGCAGTTCAAAGGATGCGGACATGTCTGCAGCGCGACGTGGCAATCCGTGCAGGTGTGTCCGCATCCGCCCCTTCCGGGCGGAGCGTGATCATATGCACAACGTGGTGCCCCGTCACACCCGAGGAAGCGTCGAGAGGGGACGATCAAGCCACCGGTGATGCGGGCCCGTTGCTGCGTCTACACGTTCACGCAGCTGTACACGACCCCATCGACTCGCGGTGATTGCGGGAGGCTCATGGGCGCAACGGCCATTAGTGGCACCCGCGTTGACGGCGGATGTTGGAGTCCTCGGAGTGCGTGCATTCGTGCTGGAGTTGCTCACTCCAACCGTGGCGCGAAACCACCGTTTTGTCCCCTGCGCATTCCCCGTGTGGGTCAGGCCGACTGCTCGACCCCGGCCGGCCGTTCCGCGGGCACAGCGCGGGCCATCCACCGACCCCGCCCCAGGACCGCCGACGGCTCGCCCAGCGGCTGAAGACCGAGCAGCTGGCACAGGCGGGTCAAGTCCGCCGCTGCGTCGGCTTTCGTATCCGCCAGCACTGTGAAGACAGTCGCCATGGGGCCAGTCTGCCCGGTCCTTACCCAGACGGGGCGGATTGCCGGAGAAAGCCCTCCAACGGCCGTCACCGCGTGGGAACATCCCCGGTCATGAAGCGAACCCTCGCCTTGGCTGCAACCGTCATCGCTGCCGCCCTGTCCGTGGCCGGCTGCACGACCGGCGACAGCAAGCCGGGCACAGCATCCGCCAAAGACCACGCGACACCCAGAACCGCGACGAAGCTCGACGCGGCCACCGCACTCAACGACATCGCCGCCATGGTGACCACCGCCAAACAGAACGGCACAGTCACCGCCGCCAACGACCCCAACCACCTCCTCGGGCGGCCGAGCCAATACACGTCGAAGGTCACGTTCGCTGACAGTCGAGTACCCGCCTCCGACCGGTCCGGACACAAAGCTGGCGACATCGAACTCGGCGGCGCGATCGAGGTATTCGCCAACGCGGCTGACGCCTCGACGCGCGCCAAGTACATCCAGGCCGTCACCAAGGGGATGCCAGCACTCGGCGAATACGACTACGTCCACGGGGCCGTCGTCATCCGCGTCTCCCGGCACCTCACCCCGCAGCAAGCCCGACAGTACAAGGAGGCAGCAGACAAGCTGCCGTAGAGCGCGTCGCCGGAGCGGCTGTGCACACTGAAGGCATGAAGTGGTTCCAGCGGCAGAAGCCCGCACCCCGGCGCCCGGATCAGCTGCGCATCGCGGAGCTGGAGTACGAGCTCCTCGGAATCGAACCCCTCCCGGGCACGGCAGCCGACTTCGCCATCAAGTTGAAAAGGGCTTTCAGGGCCGGCGACTCCACCTCGAGGCCGGGGGACGTCGCCCGGTAGTGTCGGTCTGGATTGTCGGGAACCGTCGGCACAATGGGATCAGTTCACCCCGCAGTCCCACGCGCCGCGAGGAGCCGCCATGAACCAGCCCGCCGACGAATATCTGTGGCCCGCATGCGCTGCCTGCGGACGCGACCTGTGGGAGAACGAGCTTGGCCGACGCGCCTGCCGAATGTGCCAGCGCCGCGCGGACCAGAACCTCGAAGCACTCGCCGGGTCGCAAGGGCTGTACGCCGCACTCGCCGCTGCACTCGCGCCCGGGGCCGGCAGCGGCGAAGCGCGCGTATCGGGTGGCACACGAAGCGCACCCCTGCCGCTGCGTCTCGAACCGCTCAGCCTGTCCGCGCGCGGGGGAGTCGTCACCGTGCTGCAGACCTGGCTCGTGGACTGGCACGACCAGCTGCAATGGGCGCACCCGCGCTGGCAGGGCGATCTGCAGCAACAGCTCGACCAGGTGGTACAGGCCCTCCGTGCGAACTTGGAGTGGGCAGCCAGTCAACACCCGGCATTCGGCGACTTCTCGGTGGAGGTCGCCACGCTGGTCCGCTCGTGCCGCCGCCAGGTCACGGGGGAGAAGCCCGAGCGCCGTATATCCGTCGCCTGCCCCTGTGGCAGCACTCTGCGAGTGACCGTCTCGACGCCGGGTGCACGGTGCGCCAGCTGCGGCACCCAATACGCCCGAGCCGACGTGCTCGAGCTGCCGCTCGCTGTGCGGGGCATGGCCGCCTGAGAAGTGCTGAGAGACCCGCCTAATTGGGCTCTGGCCCAATAAAATGGGGTAGTTGAGACCCCGGCGGGTGCGGTAACACCCCCGGGGCATGGCCGACTGGTTAGGAGTCGACGTGCCCGACAATACCCGAGCTGTAAAGCTTGCCCGGCGTGAGGCGAAGTCCGCCGGGCCGCGTCCCAGTGTCGCCAAGCTAATGCGACTCGTTGACCCCGGTGACCCCGCCTTCTTCCACATCGCGACCCTCCTAAAGGAGGCCACGGAGTCGGGCGCGGAGCTCGGCGAGGAGCAGGTCCTTGCCGCGGTATCGCGCGGGCGTGCAGCCCTAGCCGAGGAAGCGAGAATCGCTTCGATCCCTCAAAGCATCGTCTATTACGTGCGCCGTCGCGATCTCGTCAAGATCGGCTACACCACCTCGGCGGCGGCTAGGTTCCATAACCTCATCCCGGACGAGATCATGGCTTGGGAGCCTGGCGGGCGAGTCGAGGAAAGGTCCCGACATCGCGAGTTCAGTCACCTCCGCATCTCCAAGAGGGCCGAGTACTTCCATCTCACTTCTGAGTTGCGACGCCATATCGGTGCATTGCTGAGTCTCCACGGCGGCCCGGACCCCGCCTGGACCACGCTGTCGAACCTCTCACAGCGGGACCAGCCGCGCCCACTGCGGCCTGACGCTCCGCAGTCCATTGAACTGGTCACCGTCCAAGAGGGGGCTGCCAGGCTGGGGATTCGACCAAACACGATCACCGTGTGGATCCGCCGAGGAAAGCTTGAGGAAGTCGCGCAGACGCAGAAGGGGCGCCCCCTCTACTTCCTCGACCACATGACCTCGCTGCTCGCTAAAGGCGAACGAAGGGCGACTTAACAGGCCAGGGCGCGCAACGGAAGGGTGCTTGCGCAACCAGTAGTTGAATGTCACACTGCTTCACACGAAGCACCCGTGTGCCCGAACCTTGAGGAAGCCTCCGATTCGTCGGGGGCTTCTTGCATGTCCGGATCAGGAGGTGAGCACATGCGGCTCGTTGAAATCCACCCTGACGATCTCGTGTTTGCCCATGAGGCTACCGAAGCGACGGGCGTGCCCCAGCAGGTCATCCGCCAGTGGGCGTCCCGCGGCAAGATCCGGCGCTTCTCAGGCGAGAACCGGCTGACCGGCAACGGGCATGAATACAAGACCATGTACGCCCTCCCCGAGATCGAAGCGCTGGCCCGCACCTACCGAGCCACACCCCAACGCGGCCTCCGCGCCGCCTGAACTCCTCGCGGGTGGTCGAGCCCCCGGCGGCGGCTCCCGCCCGCGAGGAACAGCGCCTGCTGTGCGGGCAGGCAGGGGCCTTGAAGCGCACACGCCTTGCGCTCGGCACCCAGGTCCGCCCGGCCGGTTCGGGGTGGCCGGGCGGACCCAAAGCACCCGCTGCCCTCGACTTCACCCGCGCTGGGCAGCGGGCCCCAGCGATAGGAGGCGCCGTGCCCGACCTCCCCCTGCAGTGGAGCACCACCACCGCGGCCGGCTCCGAATGGGCTGCGGACTTCACGCTGCTGGACGACGACGGCACACCGATGGCGATCAGCAGCAAGGGCTTCGAGTTCGCCATCCGGCCCACCGTCGTCGATGCGGCCCCATCGCCACTCATCAAGGTGACGACGACACCGACCGTCCAGGGCTACATCACCGTCGATACGGTCACGGCCACCGTGCAGGTCGTCCTCACGCCGACAGCGACCGCTCTCCTCGGCAAGGGCTCCCGGCCCTTCGCCCTGTGGATGGATCCCGGGCAGTCGCAGCAGACCTGCCTCGTCGAAGGCCGTTTCAACAGCAGGCCAGCCGTCAACGCGTAGGGGGTGCCCTGCATGGTCAACGTCGTTGTCTCCTCCGCTGGGACCTCCGGCCCCCGCGGCAACAGCATCCTGACCGGCACCGGCGCGCCCAGCTCGGGCACAGGCATCGACGGGGATTGGTACATCGACAACACCACCCCCAGCGCGCTCGTCATCTACGGCCCCAAGACCGCAGGCGCGTGGGGGAGTGGGCAGGCACTCGGCGGCGGAGGAAGCGGCGCTGGAGCCCTACTCGCTGTCAACAACCTCGCCGATCTCGTCTCCGCAAGCACCGCCCGCACCAGCCTTGGCCTCGGCGGAGCCGCCACCCTCGGCGTCGGCACAGCCACCGGCACCGTCGCCGCCGGGGACGACGCACGCTTCACGAACGCCCGCACCCCCACCGCCCACGCCTCCAGCCACGCCGCCAACGGCAGTGACCCTGTCACCCCGGCCGCCATCGGCGCCTACACCTCCAGCGCCGGCACCACCCTCGAAAGCCGCGTCACCACCGTCGAGAACACCGCGCTCACCAAGACCGACAACCTGGCCAGCCTCGGATCCGCCGCCACAGCCCGCACAAACCTCGGCCTCGGTGGCGCAGCTACCCTGAACGTCGGCACAGTGACGGGCACAGTAGCCGCCGGAGACGACTCCCGGCTCAGCAACTCCCGCACACCGACCGCCCACAAGAGCACGCACGCCACCGGCGGAAGCGACGCCCTCAGCCCCGCCGATATCGGGGCCGACGCGGCCGGCGCGGCAAGCTCGGCCGTCGCCGCGCTGTCGGCTCTCACCCAGACGGTCGTGAAGAGCGCTGACGAACAGCGCGTTTCCACCGTCACAGTCGCCGACGATCTGCATCTCTTCGCCTCGCTGGAAGCGAACTCGACCTACCGGTTCTCGTCGACGCTCCTTTTCGACGGCCCGGAAACAGCGGACGCCAGCATCACCTACACCGTGCCATCCGGCGCGACGGGCGGTTGGGCACCCAACGCGGGCACCCTCGGCACCACCACGCCGGACGGCAGCGCGCAGATCAAAGTCGCGGCACGGCAGTTCGGCAGCAACTCGGACATCGGCGTCATGGCGTCGTCCGCCAGCCTTGCCGGGATCATGGCTCTGCCGCGCGGCATCATCGCTACCGGCGCAACTCCCGGTCTCCTCCGGTTGCGCTGGTCGCAGCAGACCACCAACGCAAGCCCGGTCACGCTTAAGGCGGGCTCGCTGCTCGAGGTTGTCAAGGTCTCTGGCAGCGCCCCCGCGGCGTCCGGCATCAACCTCGACACCCCGCTCGCTCTCCCGTCCGATCAGGGCCTGCTGGCGTGGACCGGCGACCCGAACGACGCCGGGCACGTCACCGCCCAGTCCAACGGAGGCGTCGCCGGCCGCATCACTCTCACGAAGGTTCAGATCAGGAAGCAGATCACCTGGTCAGCGCTCTGGATTGGCCTGGCCGGAGTTGACACGGCTGCGACCTTGGCGAACTGCTACTTGGGCGTATACGACGCGTCAGGGAATCTTAAGGGCTCCACCGCGGACCTCTCCGCCCAGCTCGTCAATGGCTCCAACGCCAAGGGGATTTCCTTCGCCCTGGGCAGCCCTTTCACCGCAGCGCCCGGCGAATACTTCATCGCTCTATTGCTGAATGGCACGTGGCAGACCAACGCCTTCACCCTCAAGTCCACAGGCGCGGGGATCACCGTGAACTGTGGCCTCTCGGCCCCACGCCTGCGCTACTCCAACATGCTCACTGGGCAGACGACACTGCCGTCGACGCTGGACCTCACCCAGCAGACCACCACAATCATCAACACGGGCTGGGCCAGCCAGTGGTACGGGATCTCATAGGGGGAGTCCATGGCTACACCCACACCTGTCGAGCCGATGTCCGCTGGCCCGGCCTGCGCACTGTGCGGCGAGCCGGCTGTGGTGCAGTGGCGCCGCCGCCTCACCGACGAAGAGTTCGCCCAGGTCCTTGAGGCAGAGCAGGAGCGCCGTGACGAGGCGACCCTCCTCGCCGACCCCGCCCAGCCGCCAGTGTTCGGGCCGATGCCGCAGCCCAGCGACTACACCACCGCCGTGTACGCCTGCGCCGACCACGGCATCGGCATAGACCTCGCAGCCCTCGTCCACCGCAAGACCTGCACCGCCCCGCAGACGGCCGACCTGCCCGAATGCGACTGCACCCCCGAACCGCCACCGCCGCCGGACGAAGAGCTCATCCGCACCGCAGCGCCCCGGCTGCCCGCAGGCTGGCACACCGCATGACCACGGACAGCCCACACCGGGCACCGCCCGACAGGCAGTGCACCGCCATCCGCCCCGGACGAGACGGCAAGCCAGCCTCACGCTGCCAAGGATGGAAGAAGAAGGGCCACGACCTGTGCCCCGTCCACGCCGGCACAGCCCCCAACATCCACGCAAACCGCCCCGAAGAACGGCAGTGCTCCGCCACCAGCAACAAAGGCGACCGGTGCACCCAATGGGCCCTCAAAGGACAGGCGGTCTGTAAGTACCACGGCGGCAGCGCACCGCAGGCGAAGCGGGCGGCCGAGCGACGGTTGGCGGAGGCGGCAGTGGAGAAAGCAGCACACCGGACCCTCGCCCGGATCGGCGCCAAGCCCGTCGACAACCCCCTCACCGCGCTCGCCGAGCTCGCTGGCGAAGTGCTCGCGTTCAAAGAGATCCTCGCCGAGCGCGTCAACGAGCTCGAAGAGATCCGCTACCAGGGCGCGGCCGGCGAACAGATCCGCGCCGAAATCGTCCTGTACGAACGCGCCATGGACCGAGCCGGCAACCTCCTCGCCACCATCGCGAAGCTCAACATCGACGAGCGGCTCGCCGCGATCACGGAGAAGCAGGCGGAGGCGGTCATCGGTGCGATCGATGCAGCCCTGGCCCACGCCGGGATCACCGGCCCGGCGGCCACCGGCGCCAAGCAAGCCGGTGCCCGATACCTGCGGGCCGTGCGCTGACGACGGCTTGGGAGGTGAGCGATGGATGCTCTCCTCATTGCCGCCGACCGGCTCGACGAAAGCACCGAGCGAGACCAACTAGCCGCCGACTACGCCAGAGACCCCGTGAAGTGGGCGCGCGACAAACTCGGCGAGCACCTGTGGTCCAAGCAGGTAGAGATAGCGCAATCCGTCCGCGACCACCGGCTGACAGCAGTCAGGTCATGCCACGGAGTTGGCAAATCGTGGACCGCCTCTCGGCTCACGGCCTGGTGGCTCGACACCCACCCGCCAGGAGAAGCCCGCGTCGTCACCACCGCCCCCACTGGCGACCAAGTCAAGGCCATCCTGTGGTCGGAGATCAACGCCGCGTTTTCCAAGGCCGAGGCGAGAGAGCGTCCCTTCATCGGGCGCATCAACGAGACGGAGTGGAAGCTCGGAAAGCGCATGATCGCCTTCGGGCGTAAGCCCTCCGACTACAACCCGCACGCCTTCCAAGGCATCCACGCCAAGTACGTCCTCGTCATCCTCGACGAAGCCTGCGGCATCAACAGACAGTTCTGGACCGCCGCCAACGCCATCGCCACCGGCGAGCACTGCCGCATCCTGGCAATCGGCAACCCCGACGATCCTGGGTCCCAGTTCGCCCGAGCCTGCGCCAACACCGACCGCTGGAACGTCATCGGCATCTCGGCGTTCGATACCCCCAACTTCACCGACGAGCCCATCCCCGACGAGCTGCGGCCGATGCTCGTCAGCCGCGACTACGTCGACGACATGGCCGCCGAATTCGGTACCGAGTCCCCGACGTACACCTCCAAAGTCCGCGGAGAGTTCCCCCACGACTCAGAGGACGGTGTGGTTCGCCTCTCGAAGCTGCGCGCCTGCGCTGCTCCCCGCGACGAGCCGCCCACGGATGTCCTGCCCGTCGAGCTGGGCGTGGACATGGGTGCCGGCGGCGACGAAACGTCCATCCGCGAACGCCGCGGCATGGTCGTGGGACGCGAGTGGAGGTTCAGAGAGAAGGACCCGGTTAAAGCCGCGGCCCGGATCGTGGAAGCCATCCGAGAGTCCGGCGCCGGCACGGTGAAGGTCGACTCGATCGGCATCGGCTGGGGCATCGTCGGCAACCTGCGAGAGAAGCGCGAGCAGGGCAGACACACCGCGGAGATCCTCGGCGTCAACGTGTCCGAGGCATCCACCGAACCCCAACGGTTCACACGGCTGCGGTCACAGATCTGGTGGGAGATCGGACGCAAGCTCTCCGAGGACTGCAGTTGGGACCTATCCGGACTTGAGGAAGACGACCGCGAGCGACTCGTCTCACAGCTCACCGCACCGAAGTACAGCATCGACTCCGCCGGGCGGATCGTCGTCGAGCCGAAAGCCGAGACGATCAAACGTCTCGGCAGATCGCCTGACAACGCCGACGCACTACTCCTCGCCTTCTACGCGGCGCCTGGCGGATTCGACGCAGCCATGGGCTACCTCGCAGGAATGAAAGCCGGATGAGTCGAAGGCTCGACGCGCCCACGATGTGACCGGGAGGTGCCGTGGCCCGCTGGAACCCGATCCGAGCCCTGCGTGACGCCTTCGCCCAGCCCGACACGACCAAGGCACTCAACGCCACCGCGGAGACGTACACGCCCCAGCAGGTGGCCACCCTCGTCACCGCGACCGCGCGGGCCGCGGGCGAGGCGACGACCTTCGCGCCGCTGCCCCGCACGGAACCGCAGGTGCCGTTCGGGCCCGGCACACCCCTCACTCCAGCCCCGATCGACCCGTTGCAGCCTGGCACCGGACGCGCCGAGCCCCGCTTCAACGAGTACCCCGTCACGAGCAACCTACCGGGCGTAGGCGACCGTCTCGTCCCGTGGAAGGTACTGCGGGACGCTGCGGACGCCGGGGGCCTGCCGCGGCGCTGCATTGAGATCCGCAAGGCGGAGGTGACGACCCTTGACTGGGCCATCACCATCACCAAGGAGGCTGTCGAGGAGGCGCAGGCCGCTTCGGACCGGCCGCGCGCCGAAGTTGAGCAGGAGCTTCGCCAGTCCCTCTCCGCCGAGATGGTGCGTTGCACCCGCTTCTGGGAGAAGCCCGACCCCGGCCAGGACGAGGCGTTCGGCGATTGGCTCGCCAAGCTCCTCGAAGAGCAGCTCGTGCTGGACGCGGTCGCCATCTACCCGCGACGCACCTACGGCGGAGCCCTGTACGCCTTGGAGATCCTCGACGGCTCCACCATCAAGCCGCTGCGCGACCACCGCGGCGGCAGGCCCCTCCCGCCGAACCCGGCGTACCAGCAGGTTTTGTGGGGTTTTCCCCGCGGCGAGTTCGTCGCGGACACGGACGCTGACGGCAGCGTTGTCGGCGGCTACCGCTCCGATCAGCTGGTGTACAAGCGCCGCAACGTCCGCGCGCACACGCCCTACGGCTACTCGGCGGTCGAGCAGGCCCTCGAGGACGTCGATGTATGGCTGCGGCGCCGCAAATGGATCCGCGACGAGTACACCGAAGGCACCGTCCCGGCTGGGTTCGTGAAGAGCAACGGCCAGACCGGCTGGTCGCCCGCGCAGACCGCCGAGTACGAGACCGCCCTCAACGACGCCTACGCAGGATCCACGGCGGCCCGGCACCGCCTGCGGGTCCTGCCGCCCGGCTTCGACATCGACACGCCACAGGACTTCGGCGAGAAGTATCGACCCGAATACGATCTTTTCCTCATCAAGCAGATCGCCGCGCACTTCGACGTGACGATCGCGGAATTGGGCTTCACCGAGACCGGCGGCCTCGGCTCGACGGGCTGGCATGAGGGGCAGGCCGACGTCCAGCAGCGGAAGGCAACCCTGCCGACGCTGCGGTGGCTGCAGCAGCTCCTCACCTCCGTCTCCCGCAGCCACCTCGACATGCCGGCCGAGCTCGAATTCCGGTTCCTCGGCCTGGAAGAAGAAGACGAAGCCGCCGCCGATGAGGTGGCGCGCAACCGCGTCCAGTGGGGGCGCATGACCCTCAACGAGGACCGCGACCGCATGGGGCAGCCGCGCTTCGATTTCCCCGAGGCGGACATGCCGATGCTGATGACCAGCCGCGGCCTCGTCCTCGTCGAAGGCGCCTCCGAAAGGGGCACGCCCGGCGCGATCGTGTCCGTCCCCAAGTCCGGCGCCGACAGCGGCGGCTCGGCCGACGACGGGGGAGTGGGGGGAGACGACTCCGGCGGCGAAGACACCTCTGAAGATGAGGAGGCTGACGACAGTGGCCAGGACCGTCAGGACGCCGTGAAGGCCGAGTTGGCCGTCTTCGGCCGCTGGGCGCGGCGGAACCCGAAGCCCGGCCGCCGTTTCGAGTTCACCACCGTCACCAAGGCAGACGCCCCAGACCTGGCCGACGATCCGCATGTGCTCCTGGCGGGGGCTGATGCCGGCCCAAAAGTCCCAGACGCGCAAAGCGTCCGTGACTGGCCCGGCTGGAAGGTCGACCTGAAGGCGGTCGCCTACTGGAAGCCGCGCATCCGCAAGGCCATGCGGGACGCGGTCGACACCCGGCGCATCGCCGAGCAGTGGATCGCTGCACGAGCCATCACCGTCAAGGCCGACGAGGCGGACCTCTCCGGAGTGCAGCGGGCCGGCGGCGACGAGGCAACAATCCGGCCGGGCGGCGATGCGGCATCGTGGCTGGCCGACCACGGCGTCGACCTCACCGTGGCGCTCGGCATCATCCGCCAGCTGCACGCCGAGGGCTACGTCATCGGCGAGCGCTCGGCCAGTGCAATCCTCGCCGGACACTCGACCGTGGACTGGACGGCCTGGAAACCGGGCGACCCGCACGCGGCGGCGCTCGTCCTGCGCCCGGACGGTAGCAACGGCCTGACAGGGCTCCTGGAACGAGACGGCGTGACCATCCAGTCCATTGCGGGCAATCGCATGGACAAAATGGCCGAAGCGCTCTCCGGCGCACTGGACCGCGGCGACTCGACGGACACGCTCGCCCGGGAGTTGCGGGACGTCCTCGACGATCCGGCATGGGCCGAACGAGTAGCCGTCACTGAGATCTCCCGTGCCATCTCCGCAGCATCCCTGGCCACCTACCAAGCCAACGGCGTGGGGGCAAAGTCGTGGCTGTCTGCTGTCGATGAGCGCGTCTGTGAGGTCTGCCTCCGCAACGAAGGGGTCGGCGCCATCCCGCTGACCGCAGCCTTCCCGAACGGCGCCCAATCCCCGCCAGGGCACCCCTCATGCCGCTGCACCATCTACCCCGAGACCGGTTCGACCGGACTCACCACCTACACCGCCTGACACGCGGAAGGAGTCACCGATGCCACAGCCGGACGTCGCCTACGCGTGGGCGCCCATCACAAAGTCGGAGGAACAGGACGACGGCACTGTGGTCGTCTACGGCCCCGCTGCATCCTCGGCGCTCGACCGGGACCAGCAGGTACTCGCCGCGGACTTCCTTGACCGTGCGATGCCGGAATGGTTCCGAAGTGGGGCGAATGTTCGGGAGCAGCATGACGCCAAGCGGGCGGTCGGCGTCGGTGTCGGCCTAACGAAGGGCGACGACGGAGCCCACTACGTCACGGCCCGGATCGTTGACCCGGTGGCTGTGGCGAAGGTCAAGCACGGTGTGCTCAAGGGCTTCTCTGTCGGCATCAAAAACCCCAAGATCGCGATGGGGAAGACCGAGGCGCCGAACGGGATCGTCACCGACGGGACCGTGTGCGAACTGAGTGTGTGCGACCGGCCCGCGAACAGCGAGTGCATCTTCTCGCTGGCCAAGGCGGATGGCGCTGACGAGCTTCAGCCCGTCGAGGACCCGCACTTGGTGGAGAAGTCGAGCGCCGAGGCGTTCGGTCTGCCGCGGGAGCTGTACGACCGTCTCGCGGCTCCGGTGAAGGACGCGCTCGCCAAACTCGCTGCCGGCGGCGCCACGGTTAGCGCAGAGACGGTGAAGAGCGACGACGATGCTGCACCTCAGCTGGTCGTGAACGTAGCCGTCACCGCGACGGAAGTCGCCAAGGCTGACACCTCCGCGGCCGGGCGACGCGAGGCCGCCGCCGAGGGAGCCGCACTACCTGATGGCTCGTACCCGATCAAAACTAAGGCGGACCTGCGGAAGGCCATCCGCGCGGTGGGCCGTGGCGGCGCCGACCACGACAAGATCCGTAAGCACGTCATGAAGCGCGCCAAGGCGCTCGGACTGGAGGCCATGGTGCCGAAGAACTGGAATGCGGACGGGTCGCTCAAGACCGCCACCAAGTCGGATGACGACGAGGTGACCGCGAAGGCCGAGCAGGTGCTCCGCGACGTGCGCGCCCTCGCCCCCGCCCTGGCGAAGGCCGATGACAGTGCCGACGACGACGCAGTCACGTCGGCTGGCGACGGCGGCGAGCACGACGAGGCCGCGGACATCTCCGGCGCCGACGAGGCCATCGCCTGCATCGCCCGGCTCATCATCGCCGAGGCCGAGTCCCTCGCCCAGGGCAACCTTAACGAAGCGTGCGACATCGACCTGCTGCTCTCCGCCGTGCGCTCCCTGGCCTGGTTCAAGCAGAACGAGGAGTACGAAGAGGCCTCTGCTGCCTCCAAGTCCGACGCTGTCGACCCGGCGACGGAGGACTCCACCGAGACTTCTGCACCGTCCGGCGGGGCGGCGCAGACCACCGAAGGCGACAAGCCGGAGGAAGACACCACCGAGGAGGGCGAGCCCACCGACGGTGAGCAGCCCACCGACGCAGTGACGAAGGCCGATGTGGCCGAACTCGTCAAGGCTGCAGTCGCACAGGCCGCCGAAGCCTCAGAGGAGCGCACCAAGGCGCTCGAGGCAGAGCTGGCGAAGGCGAACGCTGCCATCGAGGAGTTCCGGGCCATGCCCACAGCGGGCGGACCCGCGCTCACTCGCACCGCAGCACAGCAGGCGCAGGCCAAGGGATCCGACGCCGACCGCATGCGCGCGGAGGCCAAGACCCTGATGGCCAAGGCCGACCAGGTCGCCGACCGCGACCTCCGGGACGGCTACCGCGACCGCGCCAAGGCGCTCCTCGCCAAGGCCGACGCCTAACCGCCTGCACCCTTCCACCAGACTCCTGGCCCCGTGTGGGGCCTTTCGCATGAAGGGAGCCAGTGATGGCTCTGCCCAAGGCCGAAGTTCTCTTCGGTGACTCCCCGGAGGCCCCGCAGCTCAGCAAAGCGGAGGTCTCCACTCGCTTCGACGAGCTGATGGCTGCCGTCACCAACGCCCCCGGCCGCACGCTCGGCCCTGGCGATGTCGTCCAGGCCTTCTCCGAGGGCCGCGGCATCTCGTTTGACCAGCAGCCCACCAGTGCCTACGGCGCCATCACCAAGGCGATGTCCAGCCCGGACATCGCCAAGGGCCTGTCTGCCGAGTCCCTCGCGTCCATCACGGGTGCGCTGGACGAGTTGAAGTCGCAGCAGCCGGACCTCGTCAAGGACCTGACCACGTCGTCCCCCGTGGCGGGTGGCCTGGTCGCCTTTGACCTTGAGGCGCCTTCGAAGATGCTGACGCCGCGCCCCACACCGCTGCGCAACCGGATCCCGCGGAAGAAGGGCATCGGCCTCTCCCACCGCTTCAAGGTCATCAGCGGGTTCACCGGCACCGGTAGCGGCGGCGTCGGCAACATCCACCCGGGCATCGCTGACAGCACCCAGAACAACTTCGCCCCCGGCGGGGCTTCGAACAGCCTGTACTACGCCCGCGGACCGAAGATCTCCTACGCGGGCTACGACAAGAACGTGTCGTACAGCCAGTTCTCCGTGTCCGACCAGGTCACCTGGTCCGCGCAGTACGCCGGGCAGGGCTACCAGGACATTCGGCAGCTGTCCCGCACCAGCCTGATGTACTCCAGCATGCTGCTGGAGGAGCGCATGCTCCTCATGGGCCGCGGCACGGCCGGCAACGGCTTCCTCGGACCGGTCGCTGCCCCGACGGGTCTGGCTCTCACCGCCCGCTCCGCGGCTGCCGGTGAGACCGCGCTGACCGGCGTCTCGACCAACATCTACGTCAAGGTCACTTCGGACGCCGGTGACTTCGGCCAGTCCGTGCTGACCTCGGCCGCCACCGTCGCCCCGTCCACGCAGGTCGTCGATGTAACCGTCACCCTGCCGGCCGGTGCGACCGGCATGCGGGTGTACGTCTCCACCGGATCCTCGGATCCGGGCGACGCCGCCCGCTGGTACGCCGGCAAGAGCGGCACCAACACCTTCACCCTGCAGGGCGCCCTGCCGACCTCCGGTACCGCCGCGTCGACCGTGACTGCCGACACCACCGCCTACGCCTCCGGATACGACGGCATCCTGCCGATCTGCACCGGTGCGGACTCCGGCTACGTCAACCGACTGAATGCCGTCCTGTCGACGACGAACCCGGGCGTGGAATGGCAGAACGCGTTCGTGTCGCTCTACAACAGCGTGAAGGCCGACCCGGACCGGACCCTGCTGAACGGCTCCGACCGCAAGCAGCTCAGCGACGCACTCAAGGGCTCGTCGTCCAGCAACTACCGGATGACGATCACCCAGGACCAGTTGACGGGTGTCACCATCGGCGACGTCGTCAACACCATCATCAACGAGGTGACGGGCAAGGGCGTCGCTGTCGAGGTGCACCCGTGGATGCCGCAGGGCAGCTCGGTCGTCCTCTCCGACAGTCTCCCTATCCCGGACTCCGAAGTCAGCGACGTCTGGTCGGTCTTCAACGTCCAGGACCTGATGGGCATCGACTGGCCCGTCAACCAGTTCGCGTTCGAGTCGAGCTCCTACTGGTTCGGGACGCTGCTCTGTTACGCCCCCGCCTGGAATGGCGCGATCACCGGCATCAAGGCTGCCTGACCCCGATCGCCCGCGGCCCCGCTCGAGGGTGCGGGGCCGCGGGCACCCTCAAGGAGCTTCACCATGGCACGACTGTGCATGCCCGACGGTGCCATGCGCGGCATCGACATCAAGGGCGCCCAGACGGGCGCTACCACCGCCTACACCCCCGGCCGCGACGGCACCGTCACGGTCGACAACCCCCAGCACGAGAAGGCTCTCCGCCAATACGGGGCGTTCCCCGCCAACCTCGGCGGACGCACCCACGGCGGATACCGCTGCACCACATGCGGCTTCGGGGCGTTCTTTAAGTCCTGTTCCCGATGCGGGGGCACCTGCGAGAAGGAGGCCGGCTGATGCCGCCCAGGAAGCGTGCCGCCAGCAAGCCCGAAGCGGCCGAAGACCAGCAGACGACCGGTGGGCCGGAGACGGAAGAGCAGCCCGCGACGGGCGACTCCGCCGACACAAACGACGCGCCCGACAACAGCGACACCCTGCCTGAGTCGGCAGGCGCCGAGGACGGCCCCGAGCCCGAGGAACCGGACGGCCAGGAGAAGGGCGACCAGCAGACGACAGACCAGCCCTGCTCCGAGTGCATGCCGAACGGTTGGCCCGAGCACGCCACCGCGGTCGGCTGCACCCACGGCAACTGGACCCGCGAAAAGTAGCGAGAGGGGGTGCGGCGTCGTGCCCACCACGCCCTACGTGTCCGCCGCGGCGTTCCGCGCCCACCCCACCTACCTCGACCTCGACAGTCTCCGCCCCGACAACCCCGACCCGGCCGCCCAGGACGCGGTACTCGCCAACCTGCTGCTGCAAGCGTCGGATTGGGCGGACAACGAGGTCAACCAGCCGCTCGGTGCGCACCTCTTCACGCAGTCCAGCCGGGTACGCACCGACCGCTCGGGCATGATCCGGGTGCACGCCGAACGCGGGCCCGTTAGCGCCGTGACGGCCGTCGGGTACGGCTCGTCGCCTACCTCGCTCACATCGATTGCCTCACCGCAGGCGTGGATCGAGGACGGCGCCAACATGGTCATCGGGCTCGGCGGTGCATCCGGGGCCTGGACCGGCTCGCTGCAGGTGGGCGTCGGCGCAGCCCCGGGTGCAGAGACGTTCGCCCGCATTTCCTATGTGGCCGGCTACGTCTCGACGCAGCTGGCTGCCGCAGCCGATGTGGGCGCTACGAGCTTGCAGGTGGCCGACCCCACGGGCATCGAGCCTGGTGGCCAATACTGCATTTGGCAGCCGGGAGCCGAGGAGACGGTGACGGTGTCGCCCGTGTGGCAGCCGCCGGCTCCGACCGGCATGCCGGCCGCGACGAGCGTGCCGCTTGCCGCCCCCACTCTGGGGAGCCACGAGGCTGGCCACGATTTCTCTGGCATGCCGCCCGATGTTCGGCTCGCGATCGTCAACTACACCACGGCGCTCCTGATGCGCCCGGACACGAGTGCCGAGGACGAGTTCCCCGACACGGCCATGGCGTCCACCACCCGCGGCAAGGACTCCCGGCGCACCGGCGTGGGCCTGGTCGATCAGGCGCGGCGGATCCTCTCCTCGTATCAGCGGGTGAGGTGACGGTGAGCGTTCAGACTGCTCTCGACGGCATCTGTCGCTACTTCGGCGGGCCCTATGACGAGCAGACCCGCACCTACCGGTCATCACCCCTGGCCTCTGCCGGCGTCGGCACCGTCCGCAGGGCTTGGGCCAAGCGCGACGACCACGCCGACTACTTCCACGGCCAAGACGCCGGGGCACGCACCGGCTGCCAGATCGTCATTTTCATCCCACGCCACCACGAGGAACGCATCGCCCTCGGTGGTGCCCACAGCGGCATGAAGCAGATCATCTACGAGGTGCAGGTACTCTGCTACATCCGGTCGAAGACCGCCTACGCGGAGGACGCCCAGGACGACGTGTACGCCTTGCGGGATGCCCTCGTCGAGCACATGCGCCTCGACCGCACCCTCGGCGGGGCCGTCTTCCAGGCTGGCGAGCACATTGATGCGGGTCAGGCGGGCATCGACTTCCGCTACGGGCAGCCCGAGACCAAAGCCGAGATGACCAAGAGCTTCCTCGAAATGTCTTTCGCGGCGATCGAGTTCGTTAACGCATAGGAGCGTCCATGTCGACGAAGAGCACCCCGGCCAAGGACGCCCCTGATGAGGCGGCCTCGAGCGAAACCCGCGCCCCGCGTGAAGCCGAAGCGGCCCCGGCCCCGGCCGCGCCGGAGCTCGTGGCGGCGCCGCAGGACCAGGACGGCCCGGCCCCGGGCGTCTACGAGTACGTGCACCCGACCGCTTGCGTCTATCCGCATGTGCCGCTGACTGCCTATCCGGTGCGCGAAGCCGACGACGGCAAGGAACTCCCCGCCACCGTCTTCGACTGGCCGTTCGGCCCGCCGAACGACGGCCGCTGGGCCAAGACCCGTAAGAGCAAGCCGAATCAGGCCGCGGATAACGCCCCGGCCCTCAGCAGCGAGGAGTGACCGGTGCCGACTCCCACTACATACGCACCCGCCAAGCAGTTCGTCGGCATCGCCCCCGAGACCACGCAGGGCACGCCCGTGGCGATGACAGCCACGGTCCTGGTGAACGAGTTCAAACCGAAGGACCAGCCCAAGTTCCTTGAGGACAAGAGCTGGCGTGGCTCCATGGCCACCGACTCGTTCGCGCAGATCGCCGGGGTCAAGGCCGCCGAATTCGATCTCGGTGGCCCGGTCTACGGGGACGGTATCGGCTACTTCCTGCGCAACGTCCTCGGGGACATGGCGGTCACCGCCACCGCGACTGGCACCGGCGCGACGACGCTCGCCGCAAGCGCGGCGGCCGGCGCGTCGTCGATCTCGTGCGTGGCATCGATCCCCAACGGAACGGTCGTCCAGATCGGAACCGGTGCGACCGCGGAGGTTGCCACCACTGGCACCCCTTCCGGTGCTGGCCCGTACACGATCCCGCTGACCGGCTCCACCCTGCAGTACGCGCACGCCTCTGCCCAGGCGGTCACCCCGTCGACAGGCCCGTACACGCAGGCCCACAGCCTCCTGAACTCCGGGAGCGGGCAGCCGCTCACGCACACGCTGACTCATTTCCTCGGCCCGACCCCGACCAGTGGCGCCCGCCAGTATCCGGGCGCCTGCTTCTCCGAGGTCTCCTTCAAGTGGAATGCGGAAAGCGAGCTGCTGACCTGGTCGGGGAAGGCTACGTCGTACCCGTCGGTGGCCCTCGGGTCGGCGCCGGTGTCCAACCCGTCGACGGTCCTGCCAGTGGCGTCGTGGCGCATGACTGCGGGGATCGGCGGACCCGCATCCGGCGGCACGCTCCTGAACACGATCACCGATGGTGAGATCACCATCAAGCGGGAGCTCAACCCCTACTACACGACCACCGGTGTCCAGTCGCCGTACATCATCCAGCGCGGCGGCGTCAGCGTTGAAGGGAAGCTCAACTTCGTCGCGTCCGATGAGTCGCCGCTGCTGTACATGCTGAACAACACCCAGCCGCAGCTGCAGATGGTCATCGACAACGGCCTCACCGGCGTCAACCGGATCGCCATCCAATTCGACATCGCCACCGCAGCGTTCGTTGACGTCGACCCCGACGGCACCAAGGCAGCTGTCGAATACGGTGGCTCATGGGTCTCCGTCCTCTCGACGACCAACGCGGGCGGATCCGGCGGCTACAGCCCCATCAAGATCTCGGTCACCAACAACGCCACCGGCTTCTGATCCGAACCACCCCAACCCTCACACCCTCGGAGCACCCTCATGTCCACCACCGAACGCCACACGCTGCCCTCCGGCGCCTGGGTCCAGCTCCGCGACCCGAAGACCCTGCGCCGCGGAGACAAGAAGCGGGCGGTCGCCAGCGTCACCGGCGACGGCGACCGGCCGCTGGCGATGGCCTACGAGATGACGGACGGCATCCTCGCCATCCTCATCATCGACTGGTCCTACGACCTGCCGCTGCCCAGCGCGTCCCTTGAGTCGCTGGATCTGCTGCCGCTTGAGGACGACGAAGAACTCATGAAGATCACCGAGCCGGTACGCAAGCTTCTGTGGCCCGAGGCGTCGGACCCGAAGGACACCAAGGACGAGGCGTCCCCTACCGAGCCCTCCGCCGCCTAAGAGGGCGGTATGTGACGTGTTGTCACGTTTGTTGTCGCTGGAACGTGTGGCACAGGGGTATCGGTGCTGATCGGAG